AGTTGCTCGCCGCCGGTATTCTCCGGGCGCGCACGTGCGTCCCGGCAGAAAACCAGTGTCAGTGTGAAGCCACGGCTGGCGAAATTCCGCTTGGCTTTACTGGCCACCAGCGCGTTCATACGAACCAGTCTCAACAAGAAGGAGTTCCCGTATGACGACACACGCAAGCAAAGAAACGGTCGCTGCGCGCCTCGTGCAATTGCCCTACCTGCCGATGGAAAACCTCTGGGCGCTCTGGGATCAGTATTTTGATCGTCGCCCTGGGCACCACCATCGCACCTGGCTTGAAAGTCGGCTGGCTTACAAGATTCAGGAAGAGGCGTTTGGCGCCATGTCCTCATCGCTCAAGCGCCGCCTCGAAAAAATCGGTGAGACCGGCGAGGTGCCCAACCAGAAGCGCAGAGCAGAAAACCAGCTGGCGCCGGGCGCCACCCTGATCCGCGAGTACAACGGCATTACCCATCAGGTCAAAGTCCTGGACGACGGGCGTTTCGAGTATCAAGCCCGTGCCTACAAAAGCTTGTCTGGGGTGGCCAAGGTCATCACCGGCACCGCCTGGTCGGGACCGGCATTCTTCGGATTGCGCCAACCCGCGCCCAAGCGTCAGGGGGCAATGGCATGAGAAGACCCGCTCCTTACTCCAGCACGCAAATGCCTGTCACTACCCCCAAGCGGCGCTGTGCGGTCTACACCCGAAAGTCCACCGATGAAGGCCTGGACATGGAATACAACAGCTTGGAGGCGCAGCGTGATGCGGGGCTTGCCTACATTGCCAGCCAGCGCCATGAAGGCTGGATCGCTGTGGCCGATGGCTATGACGACGGTGGTTTTTCCGGCGGCAATATGGAGCGGCCCGCGCTGCGCCGATTGATGGATGACATCGAGGACGGAAAGATCGACATCGTCGTGGTCTACAAGATTGACCGCCTGACGCGCAGCCTGCCGGATTTCGCGCGACTGGTGGAAGTGTTTGATCGGCACGGAGTCTCGTTCGTGTCTGTGACCCAGCAGTTCAACACCACGACCTCGATGGGGCGCCTGACGCTCAACATCCTGCTGTCCTTCGCCCAGTTCGAACGCGAAGTCACGGGCGAGCGCATCCGCGACAAGATCGCCGCCAGCAAGGCCAAGGGGATGTGGATGGGCGGCGTGCCACCTTTGGGTTATGACGTCAAGGATCGCAAGCTCGTCGTCAACGATAGGGAAGCGGCACTGGTGCGCGAGATCTTCTCCCGTTACGCCGAGCATGGATCGGCCGCGCGTCTGGTGCGCGAGTTGCAAGTCGAAGGGCACACCACAAAATCCTGGGAGACCCAGACCGGGAAGTTTCACCACGGTCGCATCATCGACCAGCAGTACCTGTTCAAGCTGCTACGGAACCGTCTTTACCTGGGTGAGATCACGCACAAGGACGAGGTCTTTAAAGGCCAACACCAGCCCATCATCTCGGCGGCGCAATGGGAGGCGGTCGACGCCATCATTGCACAACGCAAACGCAGCACGACCCGTGACCGGTACAACGAAACCCCGGCGCTGCTGGCGGGATTCCTCTATGCCCCAGACGGCCAGCGCATGTTGCCAACGTACACACAGAAGAAAAACGGCAAGCGGTACCACTACTACGTCCCCTACCTGGAAAAGCGACAAACCGCCGGTGCATCACGCATCCCCGGCCAGCGCAGCATGGGGCCCATGCCCGCCGCTGAAATCGAATCAGCCGTGCTGACGCAGGTCCTGCGCGTGTTGCAGGAGCCCGAAATGATCATCGGCGTTTGGCGCGAAGTGGTGGCAATACAGGAGCAACCCGGGCTCGACGAGGCCATGGTCGTGGTGGCCATGCGCCGCATCGGTGACATCTGGGCGCAGATGTTCCCGGTGGAACAGTACCGCATCATGCGGTTGCTGATTGATCGTGTGCAACTGCACCCGAATGGTCTTGACATCGTTTGGCGTGAAGACGGATGGCACCGATTCCGGCGTGAACTGGCCCAGCACCCCTTTGTGGTGGAGCAGAAGGAGGCACCCACCTCGGGGCACCTCGGCCATGATGAAGAGGTGATGGCATGAGCCAATCAACCCGGCAGCGTTGCAAGATCGAGATATCGGTGTCGGGCCCTTCGCGTGAATACCAAAGCCAGGGCTCGGCGGTGACCTTCGTTCCCCTGACTATCAAGCGTCGGCACACCCGAAAACTGCTGATCGCACCTCCTGGTCAGGAAGATGCCAAGGTTCGCTCATCCTTTGATTTACCGATGATCCGCACGATCGGCAAGGCTTTCTACTGGCAAAAGCTGCTCGACAGCGGTGAGGTCGCCAATGCCACGGAATTGGCGCGGCAGCTGAAGCTGGAGCCCGGCTGGGTCGCAGAGGTGCTGCGGCTCACACGCCTGGCACCTGACATCGTGCAGGCCATTTTGGATGGCCGGCAACCGCGCCACCTCAATCTTCACGCAGTCCGGGGCCGGCAGGCGGATGTGCCTGTGGACTGGGATGAGCAGCGTCGGTTGCTGGGCTTTTGCCCATGAAACCAGCCCCGCAACGTAAATTTCAACAATATTTTGTTTAATTGCGTATTTTATGGCTTGATTAGGATAGCCTAATGGCGTAACATACAAAAAATTGTTGAAATCGCCCCAAGAGTCACGTCATGCTTCGCTCGTTCACCCTGCAAAACTTCCAGTCGTTCAGAGAGCCCGTGCAGATATCGCTGGAACTGAACCGCCACACCCCTGAGGATGGCCGGTCCTGCACGTCTGCTCTTGGCACCCGCCTTTCCAAGGCCATCGCGGTCGTAGGCGCCAACGCAAGCGGTAAAACAACCTTGATCAAGTCGCTGGTCTTCGTCGACTGGTTCGTCAAGCACTCGTTTCATGCCAAGCCAGACGAACCGATTCCCCTGGTAGCCCACTTTTCAGCAACGACCGAGCCCAGCACCTTTGAGGTGGAGTTCGAGTTCGATGGCCGTGAATGGCGCTACCGTCTGGTTGCTTCACGCGATCGCGTTTATCACGAGTCGCTTTACAGCAAGCAAAGCCGTGCCTTCTCGTACGTCTTTACCCGCGAATGGAATCCTGAACGCAAGGGCTACACGGTCAAACAGCAGCAGTTCGGCATGCTTCAAAAGGAAGCTGAGAAGGTTCGCGAAAACGCATCGCTGATTTCGACGGCCGCGCAATACGAAGTGGATTTGGCCTTGAAACTGGTGTCAGCCAATGTGCTGAGTAACGTCCATGGTCTCGGTCGTCAGGCAATGGATCAAGATCAGATCATGCGCGCCTCCGAGTTCTATGCCAAAAATACGGCCATTCGTGGTCAGATGGCGACCCTGTTGCATCAGTGGGATTTTGGCCTGTCGGATGTGCGTGTCGAGAAACATACGGTGACACGTGAAAGTGGCAAGACTGAAGAGATTCACATCCCCTTCGGCATTCACCGCGTGGGCGACAAAGAACATCCTTTGATGTTTTTGCATGAATCCAGCGGTACCCAGGGCGCATTCATATTGCTGTCCAGGATCCTGCCGGCGCTGCAGCACGGTGGTCTGGTGGTGATCGATGAACTTGAAGCGGATCTTCACCCGCACATGCTCACCCCTTTGCTGGATTTGTTCTTTTCTCCGAAAACCAACCCGCACAATGCACAGATCATTTTTACCTGCCATTCCATCGAGGTGTTGAGCCTGCTGCACAAGGCGCAAGTGGTATTGGTCGAAAAAGACGACAACTGCGAGAGCGATGCCTGGCGACTGGACAGCGTGAAGGGTGTTCGTGCCGACGATAACCTCTACGCAAAATACATGGCCGGTGCTTACGGCGCCATTCCCCAACTGTGAGGGATGGTGATGGCGCGCAAACAACATCAGGTTCGCAAAACGCTGTTGATCGTTGGCGAGGGAGATTCGGAGGAAGCGTTCCTCAAGCACCTGCGTGAACTTTATTGCTCAGGCGGCTCAGGAGTAGCTGTCACTGTGCGCAATGCACATGGAAAAGGGCCGGAGAACGTCATTGATCACGCGGCACGGCAGGCCAGGATTTACAGCTATGAAGCACGTGCCGCCCTGCTGGATACAGACATTCCATGGACTGACAAATTGAAGAAGGAGGCTCGAAAAGCCAAGATCGACATGGTCGGCTCGATACCTTGCTTCGAAGGTCTGTTGCTGTCGATTCTGGGAAGACGCCCAGCCGACCAATGTGCGGACTGCAAAAAGGCGATTCAGCAGTTGATCGACGTCGATCTGACGGAACGTCAGAGCTATGCCAAGCATTTTCCGAAGACGGTGCTCGATGCCGCCAGATTGAAGATCGTCGAATTGGACCAACTGCTGACGGCCTTCGAGGGGCGTTGAAATTTGAAACTGACCAGGAGCATGCCATGACCATCTCATCTGCCATCCACGACCGCCACCTACTGTCCTTCACGTATGACGGATTTCCGAGGGTGGTTGAGCCTCACTGTTGCGGTACGGACAAGAAAGGCCATCCTGCACTTCGGGCCTACCAAGTGCAAGGCGGGAGTGAATCCGGGGAGTACGTGGGCTGGAAGCTATTCCACATCCGCGAGATTCGGCAGATCACGATTCTGCCGGGTAAATTTCTCGGCCCGCGTCCTGACTACAAGCGGAATGACAAAGGCTTTCTGCGGATCGACGCGCAGATCTGAGCTCTGCGTCCGAAATTTGCATGCATTTTTCGGACAGCACATCCTCTCGCTGAAGGGGGAAAAATCGCTTGGCTTCAATGCCAAGCAGCGCCTCAATGGTAGTCATTCAACAGCAATGAGTCACCATGGAAATCCAGCACCTGAATCAAAAACAACTTGCCCAGCGTTGGCAGGTCAGTGAAGCCTGTCTCGAGCGCTGGCGATACGAAAAAATCGGGCCCGATTACCTGAAGCTGCATGGTCGGGTTTTGTACCGACAGCAAGATATCGAAGCCTATGAGTCGCGCTGCTTGAAAAGCATGCGGCCTCAGGCCGACAGCGCAAGCCCCTGATCCAGGCCTCGCACGGCCGAATCCCCAAGAACATCCCCGTTTCGACCGGCACAAGCATCAATTGCCTGATCTGCCCACCCTTTTCGTCCACCTTGCCCACCGGTTTGCCCACCCCCTGAATCCCAAACTGCACTCACGTTTTCGCAATCACCTGAAAGGAGATCAACGTGAGTGTCAAACACCTGAATCAGCGCCAACTGGCTGAGCGCTGGAATGTCGCGGAGGCCACGCTCGAGCGCTGGCGATCCGCTGGTATCGGGCCGGTGTACCTGAAATTGCAGGGCCGCGTCCTCTACCGCGTCGAGGACATCGAGGAGTACGAGGCGAGGAGTCTGCACAGCAGCACGTCGTCGCGTGTCATGGCGGGAGGTGTGGCATGAGCCAACGCCATCTGCCCCCGCAACAGCAGGATGTGCTGTCCATCCCGGCTACAGAACTGGCCGCATTCAATGCCCGCAGCCTGTTCCAGCTCAAGACCCTAGCCGCCGACCGTCTGGCCACTGCCAAGGCTGAAGTCGATCACATCGAACACGCCCTGAACTTGAAGTACGCCGAGCGCGCCAAGCACCTGCGCCTGGTCGCTGGCAAAGACAGCGGCGTCGTGCATTTCGATGACGGCGACGTACGTATCACGGCCGACCTGCCCAAAAAAGTCGAGTGGGACCAGGCGCTGCTGGCCAATCTCGAAGCACGCATTGCCGCCAATGGCGACAACCCGCGTGAATTCATCGAGGTCAGCTACCGCGTCTCAGAGACCAAGTTCTCCGCCTGGGCGACCGCCCTGCGCGAGCAATTCATTCCCGCACGAACCGTGAAGGTGGGCAAGCCCAGCTTCCGTCTCGCCCTGCTTTCGGAGTAACCACCATGTTCAAAAACCTCATCGAATCCCTGCGCAAGAAAACCCTGTCCCTGTCCGACCTGCCGGAAACCATTCGCGTGCCGGGCCACGCCGGGCAGACCGAGATCGACCGCCTTCCCCTCGACCAAGCATCGGTCGATGACCTGGCCTTTGCCATCCAGGGGCTGGAAGCGCGTTCTTCCGAAATCTCCTGCCAGTTGCATTCCCTGCGCCGCCTGCATGACCTGGCGCGCGCCCGAGGTGCGCTCGGCACGGACAAGGTCACCGAGATCTTTGGCGGGGAGGTCTGACATGAGCTTTCCCTTCATCACCGCCGAGCAGCGCCTCGCAGAAAAGCGTGGCTCCAAGGGCGTGATCCTTGGCCCCTCTGGCGTGGGCAAAACCACGCTGCTCAAAACCGCCGATGCCACCCGCACCCTGTTCATTGACCTGGAGGCCGGCGATCTGGCCGTGCTGGATTGGCCTGGTGACAGCGTGCGGCCACGCACCTGGCAGGAATGCCGTGATCTGGCCTGCTACATCGGTGGCCCCAATCCGGCGCTGCGCGACGACCAGTCCTACAGCCAGGCGCACTACGACCAAGTGTGTGCCCAGTACGGCGATCCGACCATGCTGGCCAAGTATTCGCTGATCTTTGTCGACTCGATCACGGTCGCCGGGCGTCTGTGCCTGCAATGGGCCAAGGGCCAGCCGCAGGCCTTCTCCGAAAAAACCGGCAAGCCCGACACGCGGGGTGCTTATGGCCTGCATGCCAGCGAACTGGTCGGGTGGCTCACCCAGTTGCAGCATGTCCGTGACAAGGACATCTGGCTGGTGGGGATCCTCGACGAAAAGCTCGACGACTTCAACCGCAAGGTGTTCAGCCCGCAGATCGAGGGCTCCA